TCAGGATACCAATGCAAAACAAGACAACGGCAAGCAGGATGAGGATGATGAAGAGGATGACGAGAAACAGGAAAGTCAGAAGGATGATGACCCTTTTTTCGTCATCCCACTAGCGTCGAGAAGATAATTGCGCCCGACGCTGGTGGGGTTTATGAGAAGCAGACAAGAAGCAAGTGGAAACCACCAACAGATGAACAGATAGAGATTGAGAAACATGTCTCTAAGCTCATCAAATCGTTCTTACTGGCTGGTAGCGCGTCAACCAGTCGCCCATACTTCAAAGTCTCAAAACAGGCTCAGAATGAGCTAATAAATGCGATTGCACAGGCATTGCAGCAGGCTCATGACCTGGGCACACAACAAGGGCAATCGATGATAGGCACACAAGAGGCAAAGACATCACACGGGGATCATAAATTTGTCCAAAAAGTGAAAGATATCGTCGTGACTGGCATTATTCTTCAGAAAGCGAAAGACATCGTATCAGGGATTATTAGCCACGCAAAGGAGGCTATTAGCAATGCGCTCAATAAAAACAATAGTGACGAAGGGGATCACCTCAATCCGTCAGACGTGGCGCAAAGTGCGCACCAAGATCTCGTGGATTATCTCCCCGATCTTACTTCAGAAACCGAAGTGCATGGAGTCATACAGCAATCTGTGGTAGATACGTTGCAGGATAGCGGCGTTGCGATGATGCAATGGATTGCCGATCCCGGCGCATGCCAGATTTGTCAGGATCTTGCTGAGTCTGATCCCGTGCCCGTTGATGGAGAATTCCAAGATGGTATTACGTGCCCACCCATGCATCCACGTTGTCGTTGTAATGTGGTTCCTGTTAACTAACAAAAGGATTTGATATGAGTCTCTACGAACATCAAGAGCACCCGCACCAACCAGTCAATGTAAATGAGCAACATGCAGCATCGCAGACTGGCTTTAACACCAAAATAGCTGTATTTCTTACTCGCACCGTTGGCACGATGACAACTGCATATGCCTTTGTGGTGCTTGCTCTTATTGGCTTATGTGCTATTCTTGGCTGGCTCAATCCGGTTGTGGTTTTATTGGTATCCTGGTTGAGTCAAACGCTCATCCAATTAGTGCTCCTTCCCGTGATCATGGTTGCTCAGAACGTATTAGATCAGAAACAAGCATTACAATCAGATGAGCAGTTCAATATGACAGAAAAGATGTATCATATTTCCAACGAGCAGAATAATCACATGCATGCTCAGGATACCGCTATCATCAACTTGCAAGAACAGATGAATGTTTTGACTGAGAAAATGGATACGCTGATTGCTCAGAATCAGAAACCAATTCGTAAGCGTGTGAAGGTTGATACAGGAGGTGCTGCATGAGCAATCTGGACCCAAAGAAGGAAACAATCAAATGCACATACAACAAGCCAGATGGTAAAGCTCCAACTTTGGCGCAAATGGATTGGTTGGGCATGTATCTTTATTGTCGGGTGTGTCGTCATCCCCATTTGTTTAAATGGGAATCATTAGGGTTAATCAGGGATGAACTAATCAGGCAACATGAGGCAGAAAAATCAGTGAAGGAGAGCGCGTGATGTCATTCTTGAAACGTTCATTTGAAGCAAAAATTATCTCGGCTGATTCTGATTTAATTATACCTATGCCTCCTCAGTACAATGAGTATGCGCTGTCTCAGCGAATACTTGCATTAATCAAATCCAGGCGTGAAGAGATGGCATTAGAAACGCAAACAATTGGCATGATTGATGCCCTTGTGGATGATATAGAAAAACTGTGTCAGACAGAAGTCAAGGAGAGCGCGTGATGGATGTTTTAGATCAGGTTTTTCAGGATGCCTTTGGAATATCACTAAAGGCAGCGTGGCAACAAATGTCAGATACAGCCTATCCGCTTTACGAGCAAATTAAATCTTTACGAACTGAAGATGCAAACACGATTGACTCTACCGCTGTTATTATTGATGATACTGTGATGTTGTTGCCATCGGGAGAGGGCAAATAAGCTCAAAACGCCTCAGTTGCGGGCGAGTTTACGTTTTGTTATACTCTCGTCAAGTAAGAGTGGCGAAAGAGGTAGACGCATCGGGAAAACCTGTGGCTGTACCAGGAAGAACCGACTGACAGACTTGTAAGGTGCAAATCCTTACCTCTTGCATTATTTTGTCTCAGTAGCAGAGCATAAATAACTCTGCTATAATCACATCAATAAATTACGAGCCATGAGCGAACCTATTCGGGTTTCGCTCTTTTTTTTATGCCAATTTTTGAGGATGTATGAAACAGGCAACACAAACACAACAATGGATAATAGAGGCTGAACAACGGCAGACCGGGGTATGTGTTGCATTCTTTCTCGATAGTGCAACGGCTAATCGTCTTGCGTTGCCAGATGGTGAACCTGCCAGTGACTTGCATATCACATTAACGATGCTTGGCAATGTTGATGACTTTAAGTCAAGTGACATCACCTTGCTCAATCAGATCGTGGCGCAATTTGCTAGCGAAGAACATACGCTGATTGGTACGACATCAGGGATTGGGCGTTTTGCTCATCCCGGTTCTGATGTTGATCCGGTCTATGCATCAGTTGATGTGAAGGGACTGCATAAGCTTCGGGATCGTCTGTGTTCACGCTTGATTGAGAGTGGTTATCAGGTTGACTTGACCTATGCCTACACGCCGCATATTACTCTTGCATATGTCGATGCTGATGCTGCTATGCCTGTCGAGAACATCCCTGTCATTCCATTGACGCTTGATAGTCTGACGCTGGCTGTTGGAGAGCAACGGACTGCTTACCCACTCAAAGCGCCAACTATCGATACAACTGGTGAGGAGAGCATGGATGTAGATCTCTCTGGATTAAGCAATGCTGATCAGCACTATCTGACGATGGAGGACTTGACCGTCAAGCAACGAGCAAAGATTGATGATAACAACTTTGCATGGCCCGAACAGAGAAAATATCCGATTGACACTCAGGATCATCTGGACGCTGCCGCAAAGCTCATAGGGCGTGCGCCAAAATCAAAACAGGCGGCAATCAAAGCACGCGCTATCCAGATTGCGAAACGGTTGAAACTCACGCTCCCTGATACATGGAAGTCAGACGACAATAGCAAGGATGCTGCTGAATCCCTGACTGCTACTGAAGCTACATTTCAACCGAAACCACGCCTTGCGCAATTGAAGGTCCAGTTTTTGCGAGATAACGCTATCTCTCGCAATGGACGACAGTATCCAACTGAGACGGTCAATCGGCTGGTGAACTCAGGACAGAACGCCATAGAGTCGGGCGATATCATCAATGCTTACATCTGTCATGGAGTGGCAGACGATGATAATCCTCTCGTGGTGAGTGGGAAGGCTACGAAATTCTGGAAAGAAGGCGATTCTGCCTTTGCTCAATTCGATATTCCAGACACGACCACAGGCCGGGATATGGTGTCTTTGTTAGCGGGTGGGTACATCCCGCCAACGATGAGCCTACGAGCCACCAATGCAGAGATGGCAGTGCAGCGCGGGAAGGGTATTCCGCAAGTTGTGGGTGATAATATCGCACTTCGTGGCGTTGACTTTACCTCACGCCCTGGCATTCCTGATGCTCGTATCCAAGATCTCACGCTCGAAAATGCCGCTATCGAAAGTGAAGGAACACTACGAGATAGCTTTTTTCTTGAAAACATTTCTTTAATCTCTGAATCCGAACAGGAGGATGAATCAGCAATGGCACGAAACGCCAAAGCCTCTGAGACGAAGCCACAAGAGCAAGTCAATGAGGATGCAAATCAAATTCTCAAACCGCTGGTAAGTGGCGACTCTCAAGGCATGGATGATTCCACTCCTGGCAGCGCCTACTCCCAGAAGTATCCACAAACAAATGCGGATATTCCCACTGTGGATTACTTGAAACAAGCCAATGAGTCGGTGCAGGCAATTCATGATCATGTTGCATCTGCACTGGGCATGAATTGCGCACCATCTGCGCAAGAGGCACGCAAATTTTCTAAGGCTGTTACCAAGCATATGGTTGAGTCGCATGATGTCGCCGCAAAGCATCTGGGGCTTGAGTGTGTTGGGGCTTATCAGGATATGCAGACACAAGCACCACCTGAGCCAGCCGACGCTGACGATAACGATACTGATGACAATATGGAGAGTGTTTCTGTACGACAAGCACCCGCGCCAAAGAAAGCGAAGGAGCAAACGAAGATGACCCCAGAAGAGGCCCGCGCCGTTCTTGAGGCGCAAGGGTATACAGTCCAGCAGCCCAAAACTGAAGCCGAGAAACTGCAAGAGGCATTCGAGGCGAAACTTGCGGCTCAGCAAAAGCAGTTTGAAGAGGCGCTTGCCAAACAGCAGGAAGCCATGAAAACGCTGTTTGAGCAGCAAAATCCCGCACCACGAGCACAGCGCAAAACGTTGGTAGAGAGCGCAACTAACGAACAGCAGCCACTGGCAAACAGTCCACGCGCCCGCCGTTCTCGCATTCAGGAGAATTTACTCAATGCTGAATGGGAAGAGTTGGCAGATCGCAGTGCGCCATTACCTGAAGGGGTGACTCCTGAAGCAGTGCTCGAGCACTTTGGACGCCTGATGGTGATGGATTATGAGCAAAAATGGGGTGTTCGCAGCATTCGCCCTTCTCATAGCTAATTCATTAATCAATTATCAATTGCTGTAAGATGCAGCAAGAACAAGAGGTAAGGAAATGCCCGTAAGCGCATCAGATCTCAGAGAAGCATACAGCCAGAATAATGCCTACACTCCGCTCATGCCAGTCATCATTGACCGTGCATTACTGGAAGCATCCCGCAAGTGGAGTGCGCTGGCCCGTGCTCTGCCTCGGAAAACATGGCAGACACTCGTTTATCAGTTCAACACTCGCAATCAATTGCCAGCGTCGCAGTTCACCACAAAAAACCCGACTGCTGGACAGATCCAATACACGCAGTCCAATTTTGTGCAGGGAGACTACAACATCAAACATACTGAGACGGATCTCTCTATTGCAAAATTGGATCAACAGGTTGCTGTGGTCAACGGATCTATCTATGATCTGGAATTAGCAGGCGCTGGTGAGTCGATGAAACGGCTTGAGGATTTGACTCATATCTGGGGGAACGAGAACGCAACGCTTGCGTCAAAGCGTCCTCAGTGGAATGGCGTGGATCAGCAAATCGCCATGAACTCCACTAACCGTCAGGACGGTGCCAATGCTGTCGTAACGCTCACTACACTGGACAACCTGATTGATGCTGTGCGTCCACAGGCGGCGCAAGAGTTGGGCGACGATTACTTTTTCTTAATGCCATCAACCATGCAGACCACCGTAAACCGTGCGTTGGTGAACCAGACCCGCTACAACAAAGAGATGACTCGTATCTTTGCACGAGATGATTATGGCGACCCCAATGCACAGGTTGCTGACAATTACATTGATGCTGGTGTCGAAGTTGCAACATACCGCAACATCCCGCTGATCTTCGATAGTTTTCTGGAAAGCCCTGGCACGATGGGGACTGTGACTGCATCTGCTGGTGGCACAGGCGCGGTTCTCCCGGCTGGCACCTATTACTACATGGTAGAGGCAATTACCCGCTACGGTCCAACGTACGCTTCCGCAGAAGTCTCACAAACATCTACCAGCGGACAGAGCATTACGTTGACATGGACAGCCCCAAATATCCTTGACCCCTATGGCAATGCGATTGATGTCCTGTCCTATCGTATCTATCGCGGATCTGCCAGCAACGGCGAATCCTTGTACGCTGTTATGTCGGCATACGATGCCAACGATAGTGCTTTGACAACCTTTGTGGATAACGGCGCTCCATCTGTCCCTGTGGCTGGTCAAACCTTTAGCAATCTCTACACAACTGTAGCGACCAATGCTAACGGTACCCAGGCACAACCTGACGGATTCGACTTCCCGCGTGCGATTCAGAGTACAGGTCAGCGTCCCGCTAGCATCTATTTGATTCCACGCAATCCAGATTTCTGCGTTGTCCCTGTTCTCAACGAGATGACCCCGGTTGTTCTGGCTCCTGTGTTGGCTCGTAGTTCGCAGTTCGCACTGATTGCTGACATGACGCTAGCTTTACGTGCTGGTGCATTCGCTGCCAAAGTCGATCGTATCCGTTCGGCATAGGAGAGATTCAGATGATCCTAATTTATAGCGAACAAGAAAATGCGTCTGTTGGATTGCCGCCCGCCATTATCGGCGGCGTCCATCAGCATTATCGAACCTATCAGGCTGTCGGGCATAACCTTGCGGTTGATGGTTCGGATGATTTGCTCATCTCTGAAGATGCTGAGCAGATTTTACAACATCCCAATTTTCGTCTTGCTACTGCCAGCGAACAGGATGCTTACAGCAAGGCGGATGCCAAAGGTGCTGTCAAAGAAAAGAAATCGTAGTTGTTTGATTTCGTGAGAGAGGTTTATCCATGCCATTGCTCTATATGACTCCTGATGAGGTACAGGAACATCCGTTAGGGATGGCGCTTGCTGCACAGATTGCATCTCTCCCATCAGGGGCATTGGATAAACTTCTCATGCTTGCTAGCAAACGATGCAATACTTATACCAAACGTCGATTACAGGCTCCGCAATCCACAACGGTTGCCAGTCCTGGCGCAACGGCTGGTAGTACGTCATTGCCCGTTACATCTACGCTAGGCACTGATAACCTTGAAGAGTTTGCCGTAATGGTAGGTACAGGTGGCGCGATGGAGACAATTCTACTTCAACCTGGAGGCATACAGGTATCATCGTACACCGCTCCTTATCCCGGCACGTTCACACTTGCATCTCCACTAGTAAACAACCATGAACCGGGTGATCCGGTGGTGGGCATCTATATCGAGACACGGAAAACAGGATCATCATCTGATACCGATATTTATGAGGACGTGGTGACACAGCAGGCTCAAATTGCAGCAGTGCATGGTGGTGGCTATGATTTCCTAAATGCAGATAGAACGCGTTATCACTGGCTTGATCAGTATCCGTTAATTGGTATTCTAGGTATGCTCCATGCTTATCCATACACGGCTGAATATCAGGCGGTGGATGTGCCAAGCCTACTGATTACTCCAAATGTTTCGCGTGTTAAATTTCCGGTTGGTACTTTTATTTTGGCAAATGGGTTACTCAAAACCACGTATACAGCGGGCTACGAAATCATCCCTGATGACATACAAGAAGCAGTGATTAATTACCTAAAAGAAGATTTGAGCAATTTTGTGAACCCATATGGAGTTGCACAGCAAACACAAGGAAAGCGTGCGGTTGTGTTCAACAGAAGTACTGGTGGCGCGGGCAGCACAGCCAAATCATTGAACGTGCAGGCTGCAGAGGCGGCACTTGAAGGATATAAACGATAATGTTTGGGTTATTTCAGACGAATATCATGACGCTGACACATTCAGACGGTACAGTGGTTGCTACTGACTTGGCTATGCAGAAAGATACCGTCAATATCCCGCTCAACATGGAAGCACAATCTCTTATCCCTACCGACTGGTTTGATTTGTACTCAATTGGTTGGACATCACCTGTCCCCCTGCGCAGTGACTATTTTGTGGATGAGCAAGGCACGAAATACAGTGTCTTTGGTGAGCCAGCGGTGTATACGGATCACCTAGAAGTTAGGGTTAGTCGTTACACGGGAGCAAACTAGATGCTTACAAGCAGCAATTTTGAGATAAATGCAGCATTCGATGCTGCTACCATTGCACGCATTCAAGCTCTAGAAAACTCTGATATGCGCTTTAACTCTCATGTAATGTCTGCTATCCAGCAATCATTGCCAGAATTGCAAGAAGCATCTGTCTCATGGATGTTTGGACATTTTAAGAATCCTAGTGGTGAGCTTGAGTCCACGTGGGAACAGGAGATGCTTAGTTGGAATGAGGGAGCCTTGATCAATTCATCTCCATATGCGCAAAGGCGTCATTTTGGTTTTAGCGGTCACACCGATGCGTTAGGACGCACCTATTTGAATGATCCGGGTATTTTCTGGGCATCGAATGCGATTGATATGGCGACTCCTTTTATTGAGCAGATCTTCCAAGCAGAGATGGAGGTGGCGGCAAATGGCGCTTGATAGTATGCGTCTTGCGATAGGACAAGGCATTGTGTCGATGTTACAAGGTATTCAGAATCCAAGTACAAGCCAGCCGCTCTATCAATATGTAAAATTGGGTTCTGTGTTCGATCCCTCTCCTTATTCTGGATTATGGGCAGATGTAACGTTTTTTCAGGCGCGTTCTGGACCTGCTGGCTCTGGTGGTAGCATGATCGGTTGGAGAGTCCAAGATGAACCAACCTTTATGATTACCACAGGCGTACAATATGATACCGACTCAACGGCAGCGATGGAGTCTATTTTGACTGCAATGGATGTACTCATGCCTATGCTACACAGCCATTATCAGATTCCTAGTCCCGATAATCCTGCACAACCGATTGCCAGTGTTTACAGCCTTTTGGAAGATCAGGTTGATAAGGGCAGGCCAGTACGCTACCCAAACGGAAAAGTGTATTATTTGTGGTTTACCTATGCATCCGTAAAGCAGCAATACAATGTCCAATTGCAGTGAGGTTTCATCATGATAGAACGAGTCTACTTACCCTCAGGCGGTGCTCTTGCTGGTATCCCAGGCGAACACGCACCGGGACTGTATGATGTAGATTACGAATCCCGTACAATCACACCAGTTGATGCACAGGCGGCAAAACCTGAGCAATCAGCATCAACATCAGTCGATGTTGCACAACAGCCAGAAACCGCCGCACAACTCGAAAATGAGATAAGCAAATTGCAGGCTGAGGTAAATCAACTCAGTAGCACGCCACAAGCATAATTGTTATAATCACGTCAGTTAACCAACGAGCCTTGAGCGAAAGTCGAGAGACTTCTCACGGCTCTTTTTTTATGTCTTTTTAAGGAGAGTAATCGATGCCCGTTATTACCGGAGTTAAGGGTTACACCTCGCTCACCCAACAAGTACGACTTGTGCTAGAACCCACACCAGGAGAGCAGCCGCTCATGCCCCAAACTGTCGGAGCGAGCACGATGTCTCTCATAACCCAACCAAACACGCTTTCGCCTACCACTGGCATGGCGCTGCATTTTTACATCATCGGCAATACATCATCTGGGACTATAACCATTGCTGGTACAAGCCCATCAGGTTCTAATATCACATCACAGACATACCATGTCTCGGTTGCTCCTGAAAACAATCAGGGATATACAGAGTTCACAACCACAGAAGTATTCGCAACCGTCTCGTCAAGCGGTATCACAACTACTGGCATCACACCATGTCAGGTGCTTGTTTTTGGTTCGTATGCAGCAAAGTACCTTGTGCCAATTACCGCTGACTCAGAAGAACACATCACACACTTCAGCCCGACTGATCGGCGTGGTATCCTTGCGAAAAATTTCAGAGTCACCAGTCTGACTAAAGGTGCATCTCTGGATAAGTTCGATTGTGCGCTCTATCCTGACAGTCTGTGGATGCCATACATGCTGATTGGCAATACACCAAGCGTTACAACTGTACCTGCTACGCCTACATCTTTGTTGGCTTCAACAACCGTTGCCGCCACTATGACACTCACATCTGCCCCGTCTGCACCAGGGATGTTCTTCATCTTTACGATAACTGGTAATACAGCGGTTGGCACCATCGTTCTCAACGGCAAAGATCAGTATGGAGCGACAACCACTGAGACAATCAACATACCAGCCACCAACGGCACATTCTACAGCACGAAACGCTATAGCGCATTGACGACACCGGGTAGCAACGAATTCACCACAACAGGCATGAGCGGCGCTAGCGTGGCAGTTACAGGCGTGTTCGCATGGCAATATTCGTGGACATACGACGGCGTCAATAACTATCAGCCGTATTCAGCCTGCTTAGAAATCTTTAACGGCGTGTTCGGGTATAAGTTGCCGTACACAATATTGTCGGATGGCTCATTTGACTGGCAGAAGGAAAAAGAAATAGCTTTCACGGGTAAAGGTGAGGCACAAGATTATTTGGTAATTGGTGATCCTGCAAGCACATCCGCTGGCTCCAACCCATTCAGTACATTGGCGCAACCCACATCGATGCCCATGACAAGCTGGCCTGCCAGTTTCTATATAGATTTGGGTAGTTCAGTTCCATTTACCACACAAGACGGCTCACTCGAAACATTCAAGGTGGATCTCACCACTGGCAGGAAATCATTCTACTCAGGAGATGGACAACAGCGGTGGAGCAATGCCACGTGGGATAGTGAACCTGATTTTGCCATCACAGCAACAATGGTCATGCAGAACTACCAGCAATATCTGACGTACTTCAAGCCTAATACCGCCCTTCTATTTGGGGCCACGTTTCAAGGCGGTTTCCTTGGTTCTATTGGTTCAAATACATATTTTGAGTCATGGAGTTGGACCTTCCCTGGAAAAATCGACACATACAAACCGGACATGTCGAAATCGCCAGTCGAGGGTTCTTTGAAAATTATGTCGGAATATTCGTTCGCTCAGGGATTTGCATTTCGCTTGTCTATCACGGCACAAGTTCCCCCCACATATGTTTCGTGAGAATGAAAAACTGTGGCGGTATCTGAATGGTTCCGCCACAGATGAACATCAAAACAAAGTAGGAGCATCAGGAGGATACAGTTTGAGCATACGATTCCGTTTTTTTGTTGCAATCATCTTGGTTTTGACTTCAGCAGAAAGAGGTTTCCCACGCCTTCCATTATCTCTATGGAAAGGCTTGCGTTTGACGCCTGTTTTTGCCGCTGAGATTTTTGCGCGTGTCTCTGGCGAGCGTTTGGTGCCGCGCACAGCAGCGGATCGTTTCTCAATACTTTCGGGAGATAATTTTCGACCTGTGAGACTTGCAGAAATCTTGGCTCGTGTTTCCTTGGAAAGACTTTTCCCTTTATTGGGTGTAACATTTGGACGTTTTTTACCGCGATTAGCAGCAGCTAGTTTCTCCCTTGTTTCAGGAGACACCTGTCTTCCACGCCCAGCAACAGAAAGTTTGGCTTTGGTTTCTGGTGTGGCCTTTTTACCACGATGGGCAGCAGCTAGTTTCTCCCTAAATTCAGGGTTAGCGTGCGCAGCTATGTTTTTTGCTTTAGCCTCTGGGCTTAATGGCTTGCCTAATTTTGCAGCAGATAATTTTGCACGTGTTTCTGGTGAATGTTTACTGCCTTTTCTTGCGGCTGCTCTCTTTGCAACATGCTCAGGGGAT